GAACCTACACTCCACAAACAGTACCAAAAGCAGTGCAGAATGTCTGTCTAAGACTCGTATCAAACATGGTAACCTTGGCAATACAACGCCGAGACACACCAATAATCAAAGTCAATGATTGGAACATCAGGACAATCCCTTCAGACATCTTCACCGAAGACCTGAAAGAGGATTTAAAACCATTCATAAAAGACAGTAGCAACGATTATACAAAAATAGGATTTTTCGCAATAACTGGAAAGGATGATGATCAACATGGTCCAAGTAACTATTGATGTCAATGTAGGTAACCTCACTGAAATGTTAGGACCGCAAAAGGCAAAGCAAGTTCAACGGCAAGGATTGGATTATTCCGCTCAAGAGATGATTCGTGTCTTGATGATTAATTCACCAGTAGACCATGGACTATTGAAGATGTGGCATTTAAGCAGCATGTCTGATGATGAGGCCCGTATTCGTTCACCAGCCAGTTATGCTCAAATGGTGAATGATGGTACTGCTCCACATTGGATTTATCCAGTTAATAAGAAGATGTTATACTGGGAGGGTGCGGAGCATCCTGTCCCTTATGTTTACCATCCTGGGACTACTGGTCAGCATTTTGTTGAAGATTCTATTGCAGATGTTGAAGGCAGATTGGCTGGTTACTTCCTTAAGGCACTTGAAGAGGTGATGGGATGACTGTAAGTATCGTTAGTGGTTTTGAGAATCTCTTTAAGATTATGAAGGGATGTATTGAAGCGGAAATAACTGATGAAGGATTATTGAAAGATGTCGAGACTTTTATACCAATCTATCTTGAAGAGGAACATGTTGAAGAACCCGTTGTATGGATGTATCAACTGGAGACAACTCCTAATAGAGGGGCAGATATTAGTCAGACAATGGAATTAACAACACCTTTCCAATTCAACTGTGCAATATATGAAAGTGACATTGAAGATAGTAATGTTTCCGCTCAGAACCTTGCTTGCCGTGTAGTTATAGCTATATTAAACAACTGGCAAAAGGTACAAGCCGACTTACTACCCGGCAATAGGATGATAAAGAACATTACACTTGACAGGTACTATCCATTAGGAACAATTGAAGTCAATGGTAAAAGTGAAAGGTTGCCGGTGATTGGTGTAAGGTTGAATGTGAATCATAGAATCAATTGGAGATTATGTTGTAGAGTAATAGAGGATAATGATAATGATAATGAAGAGGTAAACGATGGTGAATAGAGGATTTGGAATAGAAGTGGAAGGCTCTTATGGAGATACTACTATAGCAACTTCATCATTTGACCCTGACTGGTGGAATCATGCTGAATCCGTGGAGTTTAAATTGAATGATGAGCCGGTTACAAGGAGTGGTTCTTCAAGGATGAATAAACGTGCCCGTGCAGGTATCATGAAACCTACTGGAAGTACAACTGCAGATGCAGACCTTCAACAGTTAGCATGGTATTTCTTCGGGTTCCTTGACAATTATGTTTATACTGAAGGCGATACTGGAGAGCCTAATACCCATGAATACTACGGTGGTGAAGGTAAGGAATTACCATCATTCCGGGGTATTGTAATGTTCGACATGCTTAAAAAATACATCTACGGAATGCTCGAAGATGAATTGAAGTTGGAAGTGTCAAATGAGAATATGACAGTCGGTGCCGAATGGATTTATAAAACCGAAAAGGCAGCCATTAATGAAGCATTCACTGAACCTGATGAGTTAACTGATGAACAAATCTTTATCATGTTCTATGATGTATCATTAAAATTGAATAATAGTGCTTTGGATGGTGTTTCTACTGCATTTAGTTTTGATGGTAAGAATAATCATGATGTTGATGGAACTATTGGTTTAGGTAGCAGGTATCCGCAGAAAAGAGCGCAAGCAGGTAAACGTGAGAATACTATCTCAATCACTACTACTTTAACAAGTGATACAGCAAGAAGCATTTTGAATGCGGAGTATGGTGAAGTGAACGCATTAAGTCCAAGTAGTTGTAAATTATTACAGTTACCATTGGAAGTGAATGTTAATCACTGTGAGAACACCGACTTATCATGTAAAATATTATTCCCTAAATGTAACATTCGTGTTGAATACAATATGAGTGGTGTTGATAGTATTGAAGCAACATTAACACTTGATACACTTGGTAGTGGTACTGTTGAGTTGAATGATGGTACTACTGAAGTTGAAACCGATATGTATGTTAAATTAGTGAATAATCAAGAAGAAATAGTCACTAAAGACGATTAAATTTTTTTAGATTTCATAGAACCTCCTTTAAATATAGAAAAAAATTCAGTCAAAAAGAAAAAGTCTAAAGCCCCAATAAGGAACCCATTTAAACTGGGTCATCTTATTGGGGCTTTTTTTTATTAAATAATGGAAGTGGATTACCAATGAACAACAATGACATATTAGAGAAATTAACATTAGGAAAAGACAAAATCGAAACTGTAACAATCAACGATGTCGAAATCGAATTAAGACCATTAACAAGCGGCGAATTAGCAAAACTCCAATCAATCGAGAAGCAAGGATTCACAATGAAAGTCGGCCTCAACTCACAAGGCAAAAGACCAAACAATGACGTTGATGTAAACGCCGGTGAATTCAACAAATACCAAATCGAAGCAATGTACAAAGCCGTAGCATGGAGTATGGGTATTGATGAAAAGAAAGTAGCCGACTTCGATGTAGGAATCCCTGAAAAAATATTCAACGAAGTAGTGAAAATCAGCCACTTATCAGATAACGATTTGACTTCAATAAAACAGTTTCGCCAAGAAGAATGAAGCGAAAATATTATATAAAACCCATTGCCAAGGCCTACGAATAGTAGAAAAATTAACTGATGCAACAATGCTGCAACAAACATTCCTTAACATAATGGCAGTTGAAGACATCAACCATGAAAACAAAATCGAAACCTACCTGAAAGCCTTAGGAGAATCAATGGGAGTTAAATTTAAAAGGTGAATTATGGAAGAGATATTAGAAATTGTCCTACAAGCAATCGACAATGCATCCAGTATCTTCAGTAGCGTGTCACAGTCTGCGGATGATATGGGTTCCAGTCTCGAATCCTCCACTACTGAGGGAAGTAGTGGATTTGAAGATTTAGAAAACTCCGCACAGGGAGCAACCGGAACCATCCACGACATCATTGACTACTGTGCAAGTATTGATGGAAGTGGTCCAAGTGATGCTGCTGCCGGAATGGATGAACTCGAAACCGAAGCCACCGAAGCAAGCAGTGCAGTACAAGGTTTAGGCAGTGAATTGGATATAATCAATTCATCAATGCTCTTACAGACTGCCGAACAGATAGGGCAAATCGGAACCAAAACCGAAGGGATGGCCCAGGATATGAATCAAGCCGCAATCACTGTAGGCCAACTCGCAACGGTTACTGGTATGGCCGAACCTGAAATGGTTAGTCTTGTCAATACGATCAGTAATGCAACATTCCCTAATGATGAGGCAATGATGTATATTAAAAACCTTAAGCAGATGGGAGTCGATGCAAGTAATTACGCCAAATCCGCCACTGATATTGATAGGATTAACGATGCTTTCGGATTAGGTGCGCAAACTACAAACTCTTTCGCCACTGAATTATCCGTACTTGGTGTAGATATGAATAATGTTTCATCAAGTTTTAATGCTTTGGCTTATGCAAATGCAAATACTCGTGGAGATATGCAAAACTTTTATTCATTCCTACGGAAATATGACTCGCAACTTAAAGAAATGGGCTACGATGTAGACCAGGCCGCAGTCATGATTGTAGGAGCCACAGCAAAATTCGGTGGTGGAAGAGCTGCTTTAACTGGTTTAAGTAAAGCATTAGAAGAAAGCGGGGACAATGCAAGGGAACTGGAAAAGGCTTTAGGTTTAGAAGCCGGTGCATTGGACAATGCAACTGCAATCACTGGCGAATATGAAGGCCAACTCCAACAATTAGCGAATGAGGAAATGGAGCATAAAACCATATTGGACCAGTTAGGTGCAGCATGGGAAGATGTTAGTTTAGCAATGAGTGGAGTTTTAAGTCCATTGGCATCTGTCGTTGGTTTGATTGGGCAAGTTGGACAATTTGGTTTACAGATAAGTGGAATTAGTAAATTAGTCACTGGAATGCGTAGTGCAATAACTGCCGTGCGAGAGTTCAGTTTAGCCCAAACAGTATTGAATGCAATTGAAGGCGAAGGAGCAATCGCAAGAGTAGCCTCTGCAATTGGTATCACTACGGAAGCGGCTGCAGCTGAAGGTGCAACTGTTGCTTTCGGTGGTTTGGCGATTGCTGAAGGTGCTGCATTATGGCCTATATTAGCGATTATTGCTGCGATAGCATTATTAGCCGTTGCGGTTTATGAAGTTGGTAAATACTTCGGATGGTGGACTGATGTCGGTAC